CTGTGTCTTCATTGACTCCGCTATTGATGAGATTGTATCTAAGATTTTTCTTATACTCATTGACCTGCATGTCTCTAGACATCTCTTTGGCACTAATGCCACCTGATCCACCTTCTGCGGTTTCAATCCCAGCTAGTAATGAATTAGAAAAATCTGTAAATTTGCTACTGTGTAAGTCTCTAACTTTTAATATAGTTGAAGAAAGAAGAGCCTTGCTAACATCGTCTGGAGTTCCACTTACTGATCCACTAACCTTACGAAGTGCTTCATCATAAGATATAGCTCCATCTAATACATCATAGGCTGTTCTTGCAGTTCTGAATCTTGTTCTAAAGTTCTTGGCACCTGTTGTAGTTCCCCTCATTGCCGGAATCGCATCTATTGCCCCTTGAAAAGTTTGATTATTATCTATGTCTAAAGGATTATTTACTTCATGGCCAAATAGATAGCTTTTTACTTTTGACGCAGCAACTTGTAATTTACCAGCTCCCCTATCAGAGGCTGCCTGTGCTGCTTTTTGCTGACCCCTTCTAGCTTGCTGCAACGCAAAAACAGAGCTTCCTGAAGACGCCTGAACGGTGTCTGCGGCAGAGCTGAAGGCAACCCCTAGAGCTGTTGAGTTCCTCGTTAGTCCAGTCGTGATCTTTTGTACATCTTGACCAAAGCTACCTAAGATGGTCTTGATGTCTAGGAATGATTCAGATAACTTAGTCTGCCTGGCAGTTAAAACTAAATTTGGATTCTTAGAATAAGGGGCTGATGCAAGGAACTTAGCCCTAGAAAGTCCTGCCCCACCAAGCTCCAGTGGGGTCAACATGCTTGCTATATTTATGGTTGATTGTCTAGCAAAGTCTGATATAACGTCTACTGGGTTATACCATTTGCCTCTATCTCTTCTGTCGCCACCACCATACAATGGCTCCGTAACGACTCTTTGAGCAACATACATTGCAGGCAATTCACTAGCTAGATTTCTAGCTCTCCTCGTTAAGAGTTGTTGTATATCGTCTTTAAGAGTCCATACTGCTGGTGGCTCATGAGTTATGCCTCTTCCAGCAGCTCTAATTTCAGAAGTCTTGAGATAAGAACCAGCTTCTAATAAGAACCTTCCACCCGTTACTCTATCTAAATTTTGCTTTAGTCTTTGTCCACCAGATTCAAAAACTAATTTAGAATAAACATCTGATGGATCAACACCATCAATACTCCTATGTACACCTTCTAGCTCATCTAAAGCTTTCTTTATCTTACTAGCACTTTCGATAAATCTAGTAGCTGCTCCAGCATATTGACCACCTGAATCAGATGCTCTTTGTATTTTTGTGGCAAGTTTTATTCCACCAGCTGAAACAAACTTAGATGATACGTGAGTGGCGACTAATGCAGTTGCAGCAGATGCAAAAAAGCGCATAACGGGATGACCGTTAAGCGCTTTTGCTATGGCTCCAGAGTTAGGACTTGGGCCTTCTGTTTCCCCTTCGTCAACTGGGAGATCCCTAGAAGTAAGGTTGTACCCCAGTGTAGATATAGGACCACGATTTCTTATCATGATTTAGTGATCCTTTCTTATTGCATTCCCCACAACTTTTGAGCAACTGGGTCTTGATAGGCTGCTTCTCCAGCACCTCTAGATTGATTAAATCTATTAGCGAAGTCTTGTTCTTTTTCTGCTTCTTCTTCAGGGTCTACCAATTGGATGGTTACATTTGTTGGTTGTATCCCAAGAATATTTTGTTTAATTTCTATTATTTTTTCAGATAAAGCTACGTTTTCTGCCAACTTTGTATAAGTCATATCATCTAAATCTTCAGCAGAGTATGTAGATATAGTAGCCAAAACAAAAGCTTTCATTAAGCTTCTTACCTCAGAAGCTTGTTGCCTTTTTGATTCTAAAACATTTTTAGCTTTTTTAGCCGAAGAAAAGCCAGATTCTTGCAAGATCTCATCAGCTAAAGAAGAGATCATTCCAGTTGGGAGTCTGTCTGTATCAAACTCTAGTGGATAGACTACAGCACTTTTTATTATAAAATCTTCTATATCTAAATTTGTATAATCGCCAGATAGTTGATGTTCAGCTATTCTATCAAACTCAGAAAACTTTAGCTCTCTAAAAACAACTACTTGGTTCTTGATTGAAGTTTGGAATAAAGAACCATGCTGTTTTTTTAATTCGTATAATAGATCTGAGTCTAACATTTGTTAAAGCTGTCGAACCTCTAGGGCTACGAATCCAGATGCCTCTAGCACCTCTTGAGCGATCAATGATGGCAATCCAGCAAGGTCTGCAGTTATGGATTGTCTATCGTACTGTGGGAAGAGTATGCAGACCTCTGCAATAGCTTCTTCGTTCCAAAGATTTGCTTCTCCAGAAGAAAGTTGTCCTGCCTCCATTAGCTGCTCCATCTTTCTTACCAGGCTCTTGTATTCTAGTCTAGAAAGAGTTCTCCAAGCAATGTGCTTATCAAAGGTAATAGAGGTTACATAAACATCTCCATATTCTTTTTTCCACATTTTGATTTGGCCAGCATTTGGTCCATCTGGCCAGATTAATTCATCATCAGCAAGATCTTCTACCGTAGTTGGGTTTTCGTTAACAAAATCTGCAGCTGCCTGCATCTCAGTAAGTTCTTCTTCACTTCCTGTTACTTCTTCTGCAGTGTACGCTTCGTCAGCACCGTTTTCTTTTGCAAGTTCTTCAGAATTTTTCACGATTACTTTTCTGCCTTCGGCCATTTTTCTCTCCTAATTTAAATTAAAGATTTTTCTATCTACATTATAACATAAAAATTATACATCAACCTAGTTTATTAGATATTTAGAAAGATCCGCCAGCTCCTCCGCCGGAGAAGTCTCCGCCACCTCCACCAGAAAAACCTCCACCACTGCCATTAAAAGAATCTAAGCCACCGCCATCATTTATTGACTCTTCAAGAAGATCTTTTAATTGTTTGATTTTTCCAGGTATTAACGGTGGTTGGATTTTGTTTGTTGGAGTCTGTTGAACTCCTGTAGAATCAACGGTTGAAAGTACAGACTTCTGAGTATTTCTAATGTTGCCATTTGAAATGTACATATCTCTAGATATAAATTGATAACTCTCAATCATCACTTGACCGCCAGGTGCAATTGATGTACCCATACTTGTTAGGTGAACGTCCTGTAGAACTATATCCATTCCAGTGTTCGCTTTAGATGACTTTACTAATCTTTCATTGTAATCAGTAGCCATCAACCTATCTAGTGTCTCAAGATTATCGCCAGAATCAGTTCCTAAATTTCTACCCACTGTACTGACTGAGCCTTCTTGTGTTCCGTATTTAACTATAAAGTTAAAAGGTGGATGAGAACTAAATATGTTTCTATTGTCAGTTTTATCATTATCTGCCGTAAGTCTATCTAAATTTGATCTTTTCCAATACCTTTGAAGATTCTTTTCATCGTCTAAAGATTGCTCATTATTTCCAGTTAGATAAGATTGGATTCTAGATGCTCCCGGTTTGTCGCTGTTAAACAAGACTCTTTGTTCTGCTGCAGAGGTAAGAAGGTCTCTCATTCTTCCTGGATATCTGGTGTATACAACCATCTCTCCAGAAATTAATCTAGTGCCTACCATCATGGCATCGTAGTTGTAAGACCAAAAACCGTATAGAGGTTGTTTTTCTTGCTTAATAACAAAAGAAAAAGATGCAATATCAAGTTCATGTTCTGGATCAAATAACCCATCTATGTACACTTTTACATCTTCGCCACTGAAGTAATAATCATAATAGCTATTAAACTTTTGCCCATCGGTTGATTTACCAGCCCATTGAGTGTCTATGTTTGCACTTAATGGATCATAGGATGGTCCAGTTCTAATTGTAGTTGGAGGAAGGCTTCCGCCTTTTCCATGCAACTTTTCTTGCAAGTCTGCTGGCAGATATGTACTAAAAGGTCTATAGGGCCTTTGCCCTACTCTTAGTTCATAGTCAGAAGCTCCACCGGATGTAGCGTCACCAATCAATTTAATTTCCTTTATCTAGAATTTGCAGAAGGTCCACCTGGTGGAACAATTCTTTCAATTAACTGAGTGTAAGATTTGAGATTTGCTGCACCAAAAAAGTTCTCTTGTCTTTGTTGATAGAGGTCTCTTTGATCGTTTGGTAGCAGCAATGGATCATTCTCTACGCTCATTAAGGGCTGAATACCTCTAGCCATATATGTGTATGTTTGCTCTGTTATAAGGTCGTCGACAGACATTGTCTGACCTTCGTCTACTATAGTAATGCCATATATCTTCATTTTAGCTGCTAAACCATATTCGTTGAAGAATGATAATACCACATCAAATGGAGGAAGCATGTCAGCTAGTGGAGCAAAAAAAAGTCCAGTTTCACCCATCATCTGACGAAACTCTTTAATTCTATAAAAGGCATACTCGTTGAACACGGTGAAGATTAAAGAACCAGCTATAGTTCTGCCACCTTTTACAAATCCTCTTGGATTAACATGGCCTATAGTTCTTACTGGAGAGTTTTCTCTATGAATTGAGTATGATATTGTTTGTAGCTCTCCCAGCTCCAGAATATCAGTACCTTCTATTGTTCCAGTTTCTCTATTTATAGCTGGAATCACCATCGCTGCTGATATATCTGTTCCAGCAAAAGACATATTTGAAAATGGGTCTGGAAGACCTTGTTCCTGTCTATGTTTACTTATGGATTGTTGATCGTATTTCCATACACCAGTCATTGATTATTCCTTTATAAATAAATATGGGGACCAGAGTTTAATCCAGTCCCCATATATATAATTAGTTTTTGAAACTATTAAGGTCTAATGATCTTAACGCCGTTTTTGTTGAGACCAGCTGTTCCTGGTACATCTTCATTAATAATATTTTTGAGGCTGTTTTCACCATTAAAGAGACCGCCAGTAAGTTGTGAGTTTGAAATCTTGTACATAGGTCCAATTTCACGGGCTACATAAGTCATCGTTTCTTCGATAACAATGTCGTCCATAGAAGCTCCAGAACCTTCGTTTAGAAGTTCAACACCAAAGATTGATCTTACTGCACCTTGGCCATATTCGTTGGCAAAGGTAATTGTAATATCGAATGGAGGAATCTGGTCAGCATAGTAAGGAATCTGACTGACTACGTCGAGTGACTGCTTGTCAAACTCTGCTATACCTCTCTTGTGTCCTGCATCACCTGGAAGGGTATTGCTCTTTCTGGTGAAGAATTGTGCCCCTCCGCCGTCTGTCTGATAATTAGCTTCAAGCATTTGGTACAGAGCTGGTCTGTCAAATACGGTGAAGATCAAAGAGCCTGCGATACCTCTTTTTCCTCTTGAGAAGGAACGTGGGTTTGGTGAACCCATTGTGTAAATTGGTGCTTTTTCTCTCGTAACTGAGAAAGTGATTCCAGATAGAGCTCCGATTTCAATGCCACCAAAAGTAGCTACGATATCTGCTCCGGAAAATGTAGTATAAGTATTAAGATACTTAGCTACTGGACCTTCATATTCTGCCATTTATATACCCTCCAAATCGGTATTATGTTATATGCTTATAGATACTTGAACTTCAATGTTCTTGAGTTCAAATGCTGGTGTTAATACGAGGTCAACAAACGCCTTATTTTGTGCTGGCAAGTAACTTACGCTGAAGTCACTGTCCAACAAGGCACCCATTTGTTGCATCCCTCTTAGTGCAGAAGTGATAGCCGTTTCCATAGAGTTTCTTGTCTGAAGGGTTGATGCTTCACCAATAAACTTCTGGCACACTTGTCTTATTAAAGTGGCTGCTTCTGAGATGATTCTATATGTAGAAATTCTTGTATAATCCGATGTTGACATAGCGAATGTGCTACCTTCAATGAAGACTGGCACTTTGTTAAAGTTAAGAGCGATAAAGTTAACGCCCTTGTCTGACATTGTTATTTGCTGTGTTCTAGTTGGATTATATCTGATAGATGCAACGTTGTAAGCTATCTTATTAACTGGTGAGCTAAAAGAAGCCATTCTGCTAATTGCAGCAGCAAAAGTTGTTGCACCATTGGCGAAACCCCATTCAGCTACATAGTTTACTGGCTTAAGCTCTGAAGCTATAACTACTACATATCTGTTAACGCCATCGTTAGCTGAACCAGCAGAAAAGGTTGCATCGTCTCTTGAAACGAGAGTGGTTAGTCCTGCGCTACCAATGTGAGTTGATACTTCACCTGGTGTCATAATTTCTGATACGCCACCTATGTAAGGCTTAATTCCCATAACTGCAAAGCATGGAAAAGAATTCTCTGCAATGTCTTTTACCTTTGCGCCAACTTTGGCAACAAGGCTATTTGCGCCTGCAGCACTGTCTGCATAAAAACCAAAAGCTGGTCCCGTTGTGCCAGCATTAGGAGTAGCACCCTCTTGATCGTAGTCATATGGGTGTCCACCTCTACCCCAAGGTATGATGATGTCTGGCTGAACTGCTTCTGCTGCTTCGAAACAAGCATCAAAAACGCTTCCACCAAAGGACGCACTGGTAACTGCACCGGTGGTGTAGTTCCATGCTGTATCGCTAGGAAGTGGTACGATGAAAACTCTTTCAGCACCTCCTGCTACAAGCTCGAAATAGCCTCTGTGTGCGTCTGAATTTTCTCCAAACGCAGTTATGACGTCTTGTTCCGTTGTTGCCTGAACAACGTCTAAGTCCCTTACATTGCCAAAATTGTCAGCAGTAGATCTGCGAGCAATGAGACAAATTTTTGGTCCGACAGGAATATCCTGTCTTGAGATGCTATAAAAGCGATCTTTAATTACTGTTTTTACACCTGGTAGAGCCATTAGACTTTAGACCTCCGATTAGGGCAGATAAATATATTACTTCAGACAATATAGTAATAGGTAAGATATAAAAACAAACTACATTAAGTGTTGGGGGTAGAACTTTGATATAAGTCTATTATGTTTAGCTCTGTTCCAGTGAAATTAGGAGTAGCCTGCGCTTCGGCGGTGTCCCATATAGACTTCTCATAGGCCATGTATCTTCTAACGTCTAAAACGATATTCTCAATTTGGTTAACATTTTGAGCAAACAGTTTTTCAGTCGTCAACATATAGGTAACAGTTCTTTTATTAGTGTCAGTACTGTCTCTATTTTCTTCAGAGTCGGAAAGCCTTCTTGAGTAGACGAATTCTGAAGCTCCTAACCTTTTAAATACAGGAGTATGTTCTAACATAAAGTCTTCAAATATTTCTATAATATTGTCCGCTACCTCTGGACCAGAATATCTTGCTGCAGACCCCTGTGCTGCTCCTGCACTTGCTTCTGTAATAACAGTAAAGCTAACTATGTTTTGGAACCTTTGACCAAAGACAACTACATCTTTATTTGTTTGTGTAGTTCTAGTTCTTGGCTTTGGCTCACTGGTGTGAGCTTTTCTTAATTCCAATCCATATACTATTACCGGATAGTCAGCATACGTTCCGCTTTGTGTTGGTTTTATTTTAATATCTGGATAAGCGTTTTCCCACAAAGATTTAACTACTGCTATAAATTCTAAGTAACTAAGATTTCCACTTGCCTGAAGTGGCTCTCCAAATGTTCTATCAAAACTAACATCGTTTCTATTTCCTGATGGGAATCCTATAGCATTCTGTGTCATTATGCGCCCTTCCCTGTAGCAACATTAAAAGAAATCTGTCTTAAAGTTCTAGAAGATGTAATCGATATATTAAAATAAAGAGTACCCTTATCTGGTTTATTTACGGATGCGTTCATTGAGTAATCTACTATCACTTTAGAACTTTGTAATGCTGATAAAAATTCTTCTACATAGGATATAACTTTTTCGTATCCAAATTTTCCAACAGCAAGATTTCCTAAAGATTGAATTTCTCTAATAACTAAAGAAACTAATCTAACATTACTGCAATCCTTGTATGACTCACTGATAGATTTAGTGTAATCGCTACTTAATGATATATCAAAGATTGCTGCTCTCCTAGATCTTTGCCCTCTAACTATAGTGTTAATTCCTATGTCTTGAAGTCTTTTTACTTGTGCGGCGTTTAAATCTGCTCCATAAATTGAAAAAGCCGCTGGTATTCTAGCTTTAGTTAACCCTCTATCAATTCTAGTAGATGATATCATTCCAGCTACTGCAGCAGCGGTTGAACTAGAATAACTTACCTGTAGTTGTTTATGGCTTAGAATTATTTCACCATAAATCAAGATTACATGTCTACCCTTATCAGAAATAACATAACCTTCAGCGGTTATAACTGGATCTAAATTAAAATCTTTTTCTTCCAATAGGTCAATGTCTGATACTGATAATCCATTATTTTTAGATCCTATTATTCCAAACTGCACTTCGCCTGTTTCAGTTTGCATAAATTCACAGTGGGTTGCAAGTTGCTCAACAAAATTATTAAGTCCAGTATTAATTATTGAAGTTTCTAGTGGAACTATTATGTTTAAAAATTCATAATCTCTCAACAATGTATAACATTCATTCAGTCTTAAATAATATAGATCGTAAAAAGAATATTGATTTGGTGTTGAATTGTTGTCAAAAAATATTTCTATATTTCTATCACTGACTTCTTCTACATATTCACTCATGTACCCGCAGGACATTATATATATATCTCTGGCCCCGCACGCGTAAGCATCAAACATTCCCCTGAGTAATGGAGACTTTGTGTCACCTCTTAGTATATTTATTCCATCTTGAATAGATTTTAATTTTACTACTCCGTAAGGCTCCATGGCATCTGTGTGGCCTATTAGTATTATATTCTGAGTTGTTGAATCTCCAATATTTTGATACAGAGATCTATTACCTATTTTTATAGATTTTGAACCTAAATCAAAAGAATCTTCATACGACTGGTATCCATCAGATGATTGCAAATTTATTTCTTTTGATACCAATAATCCATCTATCACAGCATTTATTTGAACTGTGTACATTCCATCAAAAAGATTTTCTGGCATCTTTAGCTTAACAATAAAAGAACCTTGCGACTCCCTTTTAAGGCCAACAGTGGTTATATTTGGATCGCTAAAATCTGCTATATAACCAGGGTAGGTTGCCCAATTGCCTGAGTCTGGAGTCCAAACATATGGACCAGATATAACCGGGCCTGCACTATTAAATCCGTCTCTTTAAAAGAACTGTTATACTGACATCTGGATCGACGTAGGTATACCCAGATCTGTACACGAATGGAATCTCTACTACTGTTCCTGGACTTACTAGTAACATATTATCCTGCTGGCGTTTCCTTTGTTGCTCCAACTATCCAATAATTTATTTCGCCAAAACGTCCTCTAACACCGTACGCAGCGTCTATTCTGTAAATTATTGTTTCATCTAAATTTATAAAAGACTCTTCATATATTCTATCCCCAGATTGAGGATTGACCGAAGATTCAAAGTAATATACTAAATCAGAATTAACAAAATAACCTTCTGTTTCTTCTTCTAAAGTTGTTGAAATTCTAGATGATTTAGCTAATTGGCTTCTTGTGGTTATTCTTTCTAAAACTTCTGAGTATGTAAAATCGTCAGATATTCTTCTTTGATAAAGTATATCATGACCCCATTCTCTTAATATCTTTTTAATAATATTTTTAGCATTAATCATATCTCTTTATGCCCCTGCTTGGCATGGGGTCATCTACGCCAGATTGAGCGCTAGTACCTTGTCTGAACAGATCCCTTGGGCCGTATACGTTAGTATCATTGATGTATATAAGTGCCCCGGTTTGCAGATCCAATGATGCTCCAGATGGGGTAGTAACTCTTCGGGGCGTTCCCTTTGGCTGTACGCCTCTTATGCCAGTTCTCTTTGACAAAAGTTCTTTTCTTAAAGCAGCTGCTATTTGGCACCAAGTTGTTGCGTTAGATCTTGTTATATTACTTCTTGGAGTATTTCTGTTTGTAATCTGCAAATCTGCCAACTGTATACTTAACTCATCATCTCCGCCGAAACCGTACACCCTAGTAAGCTCACAGCATGTAGCTGCTTTAATGTACTCTACTACGGCATAAGGAGCTACGCCATAGCTCTCCATTACAGCAACTGGATCTGTTGTGGTAGACTTTATGCCAATAATGCTATTTATTTCTTGAGAAAAATTATGTATTAGTTCTGCTATTTCAAGCTTTGTTGCATCTGGGAATGTACTTTGAAGGATTTCTGGATCTACATAAAGTGGTGTTATATCTGCTCCAAATGATATAGTTTCATCTGCTGACAAAGTTATAACTGGTCTATATTCTGCCGTTTGGCTACTTACGTATAGGTTTTGATTTACGTTTACAAATGTTGAATTAGCAAATGTTCCAACAAAAGTTATTCTGTATTCACCTGCTATTGTCGGTGTGAAATCGTAATAATAAGAAGAAGTAGATCCACTTACGGCTTCAGCTTGACCAGTTTCCACTATTACATCTTCAGAATCAAATATGTTAACCGTAACTAAAGTTGGAGAAATTTGAATCTCATCACCAGTGGTCGGATCTATATCTATAAATCTAACCCTAATTCTTACAGTGTCGTTTACAAGAACGTTTCCAGTAGTCATAGAATCTCCAAAAATAAAGCTTTACATACAATAGTAGCGCAATAATATATTATATATAGTTAAATCTGCTGCAAGCTCAATACAGCTGTTCCGCCAAAAGATGTTACTTCCATCGTAATTTGTCCACTTGGAGCAAGGTCATAGGATATGACTCCTATTGTGGTCAAACTAGATTGATTATTTATTGCTCCAGAAGATATGCTTAAATCGCCTATTTGAATCGAGCTTAGGATACTAGCAGGAGAAACCTCTATACTTCCACCATATGTAACCGATGGGGCATTATATGATAATAACTGATTGTATAAAAGACTCATTTACGCCCCTTGGTGTTCATCTTTTATAGTAACGATTTAAAGTAAAAAATTCTTTTTGCCAGCTCTATTATTCGCATCTTTTATTAAGTTAGGCATCCAGTGCTTCTGTTCATTATCCTGCCCTACTACTTCTTCTCTGTCAAAAGAAGTCCCATAACAAGCTATACTTAAGAATGCATAACGCTGACCTAGATCTACAGGATAAACTTCATGTCTACCAATATAGCTAGAAGGATATATCGCCACAGAGCCAGCCTTTGGCTTCCAAACATATGGAACATTTGGAAAATGGATTTCTCCACCAGTATAATTAAAGCTATTTATTTGATCTTTTGAGTCTACGCAATCATTTAAATACAAGTTTATGCTTGAACTGTTATGCATCGAGACTTGATTACCTGTTGGCTTTCCCCATTCGTAAGGCACTTGATCGTCGCAATGCTGGCCTATTCTTTGACCATTCTCATACCCAGCTATATGACCAGTTGGTCTCCACCAAGATGTTGTCCCTGCGTCCGGGAAGTAGCAGCAGTATTCGACAAGGGCATCATAGACTGCGTTCTCTAGTGAATCTATAAAGTCAATATACTTTTGAGGAACAGGAGAATTTAACTGTTTTCCTTTTGTGTCCAAGAATCTTTGCGGTGCTTGCTTAACGTCTTCTAGTTTAAATTTAAAACCAGTTTTATTGATAGCGTACTCTATGCCATCTTCTTCCGTATAGGTAAAAGTGTCTTCTTGATTTTTGCGAATCCAATTAATGTATTCAAAAAGAAAGTCCTGATCTACGTCAATTACGTCTTCGCATATGACTACGCCCATTCCAACATGTTTAGATTTCATAAGGTTCCTTAATAATTTGATTTTGTAATATAAAATTGAGGAGAATCTTCTTTGTATCCAGATTCTAATAAATGATTCTTTAGGTCATCTCTTAACGTTGGCATATACACATTAGTCGCTTTCTGAGATAACTCCGGGTCCTTTAACGGGTCTGCAACATATTCGTGCACTGCAGGGTTGGGAGTTCCTTGACTATACCATCCAAGGTAGCTGTACCTAAACCCTTCCTTGACTGGTTTAACTTCATGTGCCGCCATGTAATTGGAGGGAAAAAATAATATATCCCCCTTCTTAGGAGAATAGTCTATATCTAAATAGTTAAAATAATGATGACCGCCCAAATAATTATTTCCGTCTAGTTCCTCTTGCTTGTCAACTGAATCGTTAAAGTAAACTAAGCTAGTCACTACATTTCTTAGTGCCAATTGGTCTTGTGGCTCTAGAACTCCATATATATAATCGCCACTAATATCCGAGTGAGAGCCAAGATAAACATCTTTTGGATACTGAAGAATATGCCCCTTGACTTTCCACCATACACACTTGTATGCCAATGGAAATAACTCAAAATATTGTAGCAAACATTTATCTTTTGAAGATTCTATAAAAGATAAAATACTCTTAAGATCTTCATCATCCTTGTAGTGAATGGCACTAGCTCTTTTGGGCATTATGTCAATGCTATCTTTCCCAAAAAAATAACCACTTTTATTTATGTAAATTTCTTCGTTGGTTTCCGGATCGATTGCAAGGGAGTACATTTCATTCCACTCTTCATCAATAAGTTCGCTTGCTTTATTGATTACATTTTTCCAATCTAAATCTAAACAATTTTCAAAAACAACTACTCCACCACCCAAGTGTTTTGGTTCTACTTTATTAAATATCATGCTCTACCTATTTTTTCATTCGTGTTATTACTAGTTAATGGTCTCTTGGCAGATTCTGTTAGAAGAGATAAAATTTCTGGGTCTGTATCCCCATACTTCTCATTAATTGCTTGTAAATAATCATCAACTATATCTGGCATCCAAACTTGTCCGCTATCCATAATGTCTGATGGCTGCCTAATGTTTACGCCCCTACTTGGATCGCTTGATCCCTGGGAAAAATAACCAACATAGGCATATCTTTCCCCTTCTTTGCATTCAAAAACTTTATGAGTTCCTAAATAATTAGAGGGAAACATTATTACATCTCCTGCTTTTGGTGAATATGTAAAATTTGCATAAGGAAAAAATATTTCTCCACCCACGTAATCATTTTTATTTTTCATTTCATCAATAGATGATACTGAATTATTAAAATATATAAGACCGCCTAAAACATTTCTTATAGCCAATTGTTGATCGGGCTCTGCCCCAGGCTGGTAATTTACATCATTGTCACAATGTTTGCCAAATCTACTACCCTTACTATAAGCTACTATATGCCCTTGAGTTCTCCACCATAAACATGGTAGCATCATCGGGAAAAACTCTACATACCTTATCATGCATTTATATAGTACGTCTTCGCATGCTTTAAAAAAAGCAAAATACTTTTCATCTAAATCATCATGTAGAAAATTCATAATATGATTACATGCAATATTTACATCGGTTAAAGAATATCTATGTCCACTTCTATTTATGGCATATAAAGGATTTCCTAATTCATCATTAACGTAGGTGTAATCATCTTTTAGCGCTTGTAATCTTATCGATTTTGCAAAATCCAATATATAATCATGAGCCTCCATTGGTAATACATTCTTAAAAAGAACAATTCCCATATCATGTATTTCTATATTTTCTTCTTTTATTTCAAACATTATATTAACCTAGGTTCTGTTCCACACGGTCCTTCTGATAATTCTTGATCTACTTCTTTAGTTTCTTTTTTTTCAACAACAATTGCTTCATGACTCTTATTGTATTGTGCTACGTTTCTTCCTTGATAAACTGGATTCCAACCTGGTGAAACCCCATATTTTTCTAAATTAGAATATCTAGAATGTGGAGTTTTACAATATCTTTCATAGTCATCATAGATATTGTTAAACCAAACAGCTGGACACCAATCGTAACTTTCTTCTGGCTCCACGATAACTATATTAGATTCAACATCACTATCTCCTTGTCCAAAAAAAGTTAGGTAGGCATATCTGACGCCCTTGCCCATTTTAGACACTTCATGTGCTGCTACGTAGTTGGTTGGAAAGAATATAATATCCCCTCTTTTGGGAGCATAGGATATGCCTAGGTGAACAAAGTTTAAATTTCCACCAGTAAAGTTTTTCCCATCTAATTCCTCTTCAGTCTCTACCTGATCATTTAGGTATACTAAAGCTCCACATGTTTGTCGAGAAGCAACCATACCCTTAGGCATGTATCTAACCCCTTGAGATACTTTGTAATTAGTGTCGTTGTCTGCATGACAGCCTAATATGCCACCATCTCCATATCTAAGTATATGGCCTCTATTTTTCCACCAAATACTACCTATCATAAGTGGATAGAAATCTATATATTTTATTAATGATTTATATATTTGTTCTTCTAAATAAATAAAAAATTCTTTTACATTCTCAGGGGTTTCTGAATTAACAGGCTGTAATAATCGAACAGGAGCTGCGGGAACATCTTCTAGCCTATACCTGAAGCCATCTTCGTTTATACCATACTCAACGCCATCCTCAGCTGTTATAAACTGCCATCTGGTCCTATGTGCCTCTTCTGCCTGGGAATCTATATGGTCAAGTATTTTACCTTGCTCTATCTTAAAAGCATTTTTTATGACAACTATTCCAGGAGCTAACTCTTCTGCTTCTAAGTTACCAATCTCAACTATTGTTTCCTCAGTAAACTCTGGAGATACTGGATACGGAGACATTCCTAAATATGGATTTTCTCTATTGTTATTTTCCTGATTCATCCCAACACCTCATCTATTGCTTCTCTAATTGTCCAGCCTGCGCCTTGTATTCTAGGTACTTCGTCTAATGGCATATCTTGCCAGTTGAATCTAGATACCATAATTCCATCTCTACTTACCAAGAACTTTTCATAGTTATGAGAAATTCTTGCCATTGCTTGGCCTGCTAGATTCTGCCCCTTTTTAGCTTCTTCTGTGCCGTCTGCAGTAAAGTCAGAATAAGCTCTTTTCTCATAACCTTTAAGAAAAGAAAATATTTCATGTTCATTTTTTCCATTTACTTCAACTTTTTCAAAAATAGGAAAAGTTACAAAAGGATAATTTATTTTAATAAACTGAGATATCTCTTCATTGCTTCCCGGATCCATAGAGCCAAACTGATTACAAGGAAATGCTAAAACAGAAAATCCTCTATCCTTAAACTGATCATGAACAGACTGCAGCTGCCAGAATTGTCTACAAGTTCTTGCGTATGACCAAAGCTTGGAGCATTGGGGCTCATATCCAAACTTACTTGCAATATTGACGACTAAAGTTGTTTTACCCTTGAAGTCAGAAAGGTAGTCTTCTTTTCCCAGTATTGAAGAAACACTAAAATTATACATTGACATTATCGAACTCCAACAAACAATGTTTCTAGGTATTGATCAATCAGTAGTGTTCCAAACATTTTATTATCATCAACGATATTAGCATGTAGGTTGACAGTTGCTTTTATTGGAAATTCTACATTTAACAAACACTTAAATGTTCCATCCAAAAAAGAAGCATCGGTTAGAGCTGCGCTACCCTTATCGTGAGAAATTGAACCAGATAACGCATCGTTAACACTGTCTATGTTTAAAGAGTATTGTTCTTTACCAAACGGAGTGTCAACCGTAATATCCCATTTGCCAACAAATTTTTGACCACTAAAAATTTTATTCATATCATAATTGTACCACAAAATACCGGTGCAATAAACTAACTGCTTCACCTATAATAGGTAAATTGCGCTAAAATGTTAAGATTATTTTATGCCGATTTCTTCGATATACTCTAATACCGAAGGAAAGTCATCTAAATATAGATTTTTTTTAATAATATCAGTAATACTATTATTTGCTTCTTTATATGAAGGGCCAGAAAAATATGCAGCAGAAAGTATCTCTACTGAAGTTACTGTTTTTATATCTAATTTATTTTCAATACAAAATTTATAAATTTCTTTTTCAAAAAATTTCTTTTCTTCTTCAATCATTGAAGCTGGAATTTCTAGCTCTGTTGGATAGTTTTCCATAAGTGAAACAATAGTTCTATATCTTAATTTTGAGGTAAACCAATTTTTAAGGTCTATAGGTAAAGTTTTATTCTCTTCAATTGATCTTCTTGGATCTGAATCTCCACTTAGGAACAATTCTATTGAAGTAGCTGGTTGACTTTCAATGACAGAATCAATTACGTTCTGTGGCATTTGCCAATCTTCAAATGCAGCTTTACATTTAATGGCTACGGTCTGCTCGCTATTCCATGGTTCACCGGCAAGGATGTTCCATTCATAGGCCATCTTTAATGCATTGGAAAAGCTTGAAGCAGTTAAAACACAAGATGCCCAATCCTTATAGGCCCTATCATTCATCTCCCCCACTTTTAATCTAACTATGTAGATATTGCCCATTGAAGCTAGGATTAAAGGCCAACCTAATATGTTGTTATTATTAAAATAATCTCTGTCTAAAAAATCATTTTTTCCATCAGCAATGATATCATAGAAGTCTACAGCGGCGAAGTTCTCTGTATCACACCTTCTAGACTCATCTACTGAAACTGGATTATCACCCACTGCTTCGATGAAGTTTGAAGCAGAATTCATTATGTGAAATACGTTTTTTGTTTCATCGTAAGTTCCGTCTAACAGATCAAGAAGATTTTCATAATTTTCAGCGTTTATATCTTCTTTGTAACTTTCTGAAACAATCCTGTATATAAAGTCAGTTTTATCAAAATTTACCTTAGTAAAAGCTATTAGGTAATTACCCCCAATGTCATAAACATCATAATCAGAATACTCTTCAAGGCCACTCGGATGTACTGTGCTTAAGGTAAAATCTTCTTTAATAGAAGTGACAGCATAGCATGCATAGTTGGATGGATTATAATCCTGTGATAGTTTAACTTGCATATATTATCCAATTACAATAAAGATATTTTATTATCTATGTCTTTAATTTTACAAATTATATTATAGATGTCTTTTTGAGCTGTGCTATTTTCAGCGGGAACGAAGCTATCTTCATCAAAATTTTCTGGATCTATTTCCAGTATTGACAATCTTAAAATTAAAGCTTTTTCAAGTTCTGCTTTTACAGATTCGTATGCTTCTTTTTTTTCTTCGGAAGATAAACTAAATTGCATATTTATATTTCTAAGTTTTTAATTTCTTCGTTAATCATATTCAGGGAATCAATCGCTTCTTTTAAGCGTCTACGTGAATCAATAGTCGTTAAATCCGTTTCATCAACCGATGGATCTTCTTCTTCAAAATTATCTTCGTCAAATGTTGCTGGATTAATTCCCAATTTTATAAGAATCTCGTAAATATCTTTTTCATATTTTGGAATATTTTCTTGTAAAATTTCTAATTTTGTGCTTTTATCTATATTGTTAAAGATCATAACCGTTCCTTTGGATTCTGGGCATATCACATATAGTACCAAAATTTTTGTAAATTTACTATTTTAGTACGATATCTTAATTTGGTTCACTAAGCTTTAATAGCCCATCATGTTTTGGCCCAATTTGGTTACCATTTTCATCTAGGCCAGTTCTAATGCCATTCATCCAAGTCCAGGGTTGATCATGAAGTTTCTTCATTTTTGCATCGCCATAAGATTGGCGTTGGGCCATTAGTTCTGGTTTATCCCAAAGATTTTCAACTAATACCTCGGTATTTTCTAGAAGATCATTCTTATAGATATTAAAAAACATGAACGGCATCCCAGCTTCAAATCTGACCGGTTCTCCAATTTTCGTAATTTTCCAGTTCATATTAAATTCATCTGGCCACCAAGAACTTGGTATAGTAGCAGATAAGGGCGCTGCTCCATCTACAAAATAGTTTGGAGATCCAGTTATCCAGGTATCATATCCTTCTTCGGTATTAATAGCCCATCCTGTGGCAAAAGACATAATGCCAATTATAGAGGGAATTACAACAGGTCTATCGTTAAAGAATTCGCCTTCTAAAACTCTTGGTGGAGTATTCCCGCCATCCCATTGGACTACTACATCTTGCTGCAAGACCAATTCCCAGCCATTTACATTAGCTGCCGACATCGGTAGGCACTTGTACGCGTGCTTATTGTACGTCTCATCCATCCAGTCTCGTTTAAGTCTAGACTGTTGTATCTTGGGTGGATTTTGATGAGTTTTAGTTAATGTTATCTTCGTCATATTCTTCTTTGATAAATTCTTCTATTGCTTTTTTAATGTTTTGTAAAGCCTGTTCAGGAGAAATATTTCTTTCTCCACTTTCATAACCCATACTCAATAGGTCTGAGTTGCAAAATCTAATATACTTAGAGCCATCCCTAGATATAATGAATTTTTCAAAATTTCCATGAATTAAATCGCTATTTTGCTGAAACTCTTTGAAAAGAGGATGCATTTCACCCTTTGGCTCATAGTAATCTACATCAGTCTTATCGTACTCTTCTCTAACTCTTTTATAATCTTCTTTGTCCTTACTTGCATCTAGGATATTTACCATCTCAGAAAATGGTAAATCTGTCTTATATAATTCCTTCATATGATCTCTCATATTTTCTGCGCTGGAGTTAGAGTCTGCAAATTGACCATAGGCATCTTGGCAAAAATCTGTACTGGGTAGTGCTAATACTTCAAAGCCAAAATCTTTGTATTCATTGTATATGTCTTGGATAATCGTGTACTGAGGAGAGTTTGCGCATTCTCCAGTTACGTTAAATAACATAGAAACTTTTCCCTTTAGGCTTTTCAAGACGCCGTCTTGTCCGTCTATTGACTTAAGTGGAAAATCATATATGTTATTATCCACATATTCTACAATTGATTCTTGTGAGTTATCATTCATTTTAATTGGCTTTTGTTAAAGTTGGCAGAGGTGAAATTGGAACCCCTGAAGATGCAGTATTCGCTTGCCCAATCTCATTGTAGTTATACATTGTTACTGCACTATACTTTGTACCTTTAGTTACTTCCATTGATCCATGTGCATAGATGTACGTTGAAGGGAAAAATATAACATCTCCCTTTTGAGCTTTGAATTTAAGGTTTAGATAAGGGAACCAAAGCTCTCCTCCTTCATAATCGTCATTGAAGAATCCGACTGAAGAAAGTGTGCAAAAGTATGAAAAACCTGAATCCGTATGAACTTGGAAATGTTGACCTTCTCCGTATTTTATAAAGTTAATTGCTTCCATAAATTCCATTTTAAAATTATATCTTTTTTCATAATCTTCTAAACATGTAGCTAAAACAGAATTGTAGTCATCGTAAACATTTTTAATTTCTGATAATTCTTCTGGAAGATGAGGCCAATGTTTTGGTCCTATTTTTAAATCATAGCAATCTCTATAATCTGGCATTTTTTCATTATATCCAACCATAGCTTCATTCCATTTGAAGTATTCGTGATTACTATCTTTTAGTGTAGTCTCTAGTCTTTGTGGGATATTTACTTCTTCTGATATAGCATTTCTATAGAGGATTATTCCTAATTTTGGTTCTTCTATGTTGTAAATTTCCAATTTAATCTCCAGTTTTTTTGGCTAGCTACCTAGCGTATGTAGTGCTATACTTTACCATGGGTTTTAGTCAGTAGTCAAGTCTACAGAAATTAAGAGGCAAAATATGGAAAAGTCACTCGTTGAACCAGGTTATTTTGGCGGTTCTACTGACAATATAAAAATTTATAAAAATTTTATTGAATTAGAAGATCTTAAAGTAATTCAAAAATTTTTGCCCACCATTAACGAATGGATGGATGCTGGAGAGAACCAATATGCTGATGATGGGACATGCATCTATGATGCATCTTACTGGGCCGATAGACAGTGTAGCTGGGATATTCTGAAGAAAATTAATATTGAAGTTTACAATATTGTTGATAGATACATTCAAAAAATGAAACAATTTTTAGAACAATCTTTTAATGTTGAACTATCCACAAGACCTCCAGTAATAATTAAATGGCGTCCTGGGATGGAGCAGAGACCTCATGCAGACAAACAAACTAATGATGGAAGACCTAATCCATTTCCAACATATGATATAAATTCTTTATTTTATTACAATGATGATTTTCAAGGTGGGGAACTGTATTATCCTGATCACGACTTGGTCATTACGCCACAACCTGGGCTGGCTGTTGCCCATCCGGGAGATATAAACTATCTACATGGAGTTAAGCCAGTTATTTCTGGAGAAAGATATACAACTCCATCTTTTTATACGATTACAGAATTAAGGTAAAATGAATAATATAATAAAAAATTCTTCTTTAAAAGATATTGAATTTAATATAGATAATTATATAAATTTATTTTTAAAAAATGGTTTACTTATATTTCCTAAAATAAATTTAAATGACACAGAACAATTAGACTTTATGTCTTTGTTCGGTCAAAAGCTAGACTGGGGTTACGTTGATCATTCTCACATAGAAGACCATATGGTAACTTTTGAAATGACTAAAGACCAAGAACGTTCTATTGATAGCCTGTTTATACCCTGGCACTTAGAGCATGTAGAGAGATCTAGGCCTCAAGTAGCAGCTTCATGGAGAATGGATAAATTTATTTGCTCAAATGAATTTGGCGCAACAGGTTTCATTGACTCTTCTGCTTTGTATTATAGGTTAAATGATCAATGGAAAACATTTTTAGACAATTGTTTTATAAAAGACGCAGATAGTTTAAACATAGAAAGACCTTGTGTTATTTCTCATTTGAATAATGGTAGAAAAATACTAAGACTACATCCATATTATAACGGAGAGGTACTTTGCAGAGTTGGCTTAAGTGAACCTTCTAGTTTGGACATTGAACTATATAAACAAATTACTGAATGGGTTTTTGCAGAAATTGTAGAAAAAGAACAAGATGCCTTTTGGTGGAATTGGAGTGAAGGGGATTTTATCCTAATAGACTTATCCAGAATAGTTCATGCAGTCAAGGGAGGATTTTTACCTGGAGAAAGATCCTTCACTAGACATTGGGCCTATCGAGACAAGATCGACTATGACCTATATTCCAAGCCAATATTTTCTAAAGGAGCTAATTTTGGATAAGATTCATATTACTAAAAATATTATAGATAGAAAAGATTTAGAACAAATTATACTGTATTTAAAAAATACACCAGTTATGATTGATGAATCTGGATATTCGCCATTTGGTGTTTATGCCGGGAATGGTAGTCCTACCCTACCTAATCTTTTGGAAAAATATCATAATACATTAAAGGGAATTATTGAAACTTCTTTTAATTGCAAAGTTTATGATGAAGGCGTAACTAGTATAGTCGAGATGAAAACTGGGGATTCAATGCCAGTTCACTTGGATCATGGATCTGCTCAAAATGAAAGTGTTGGACTCAAGACTGGTGCCGGATACCCATCAAGAGACCTTAGTTCAGTACTCTACTATAATGATGATTATGAAGGTGGAGAGATTTACTTCCCTGAACAAGATTTACTTATTAAACCAGAGCCTGGAATGTTTATTTGCTTCCCAGCTAAAGATGGATTTCCACATCAAGTCAGAGAAATAAAGAGCGGATACCGTTGGTGCTCTACTAACTTTTGGTGCGTTAAGAAAGACTAGGCTCTCAAGTCTCCAAGTGCCACCCAAGTATTTTCAGCTCTTTTTATTAAAGTAACTGAAGACCACTGTGCTCTTAAAATCAGACCAGGGGTAGCATTGACTGTCACGCCGCCTGTTGCCGTTATCGTTGTTGCTCCCGCCCCTGTTTGTAGGATTGTAATTTGAGTTCCAATTGGGAAAGCTACAGAAGAGTTTAATGGAACAGTCAGTGTATTGGCTGATCCATTGCTTATCTCTACAAGCTTATCTTTGTCAGCTAACACAAGAGTATAGCTAGCGGCCTGGGCATTAGTGATGACATTGGATGATGCAAAGTCCAAAGATATTGTTCCATTACCTACTTGCAATTTTTTATTGGTAGAATCCCAAGATAGTCTAGCATCTGTAGTAGAAGATGAGGTAGAAAGTGTTAGGGTAGGAGTATTAGTTACTGGACTTGTAAAAGTTTTATTGGTAAAAGTTTCGGTGCCGTCAAGGGTCGCTAGAGTCCCAGTAGTTGGTAGAGTTAAAGTAGTTGTTGCTGTGGCTGTAAGGGTAGTGGTAAATGCTCCAGATGTTGTAAAGTTTCCACCAAGTGTAATTGTATTAGAACCATTGTTTACACCAGTGCCACCGTAAGTTGCACCAATCAAAGTCCCTTGCCATGTGCCGGTGCCAATAGTGCCAATACTCGTGAGGGATGAAAGGGTTGCAACATCAGTATAGGCAACTGTACCCCCCGTGCCAAATGCAACTGATGAAGAATCAGTGCCAGTAAATGTAAGGGTGTTGCTGACTGTGAGCGTCTTACCGTCAGCAATAGTTAGTGTCGATCCAGTTGTCGGAGCAGTCAAGGTAACTTTATTGATTGTTGTAGCAGAAGCTACCCCAAGAGTTGGGGTAGTGAGTGTCGGGCTAGTTAGTGTTTTGTTAGTGAATGTTTCTGTTCCATCAAGAGTTGCTAGAGTTCCTGTTGAAGGAAGGGTTACGCTTGTATTAGCTCCTACCGTAAGGGTGGTAGCGAATGCTCCAGATGTTGTAAGATTGCCACCAAGAGTTATTGTACTTGAACCATTATTTACGCCGGTTCCACCATATGTTGACCCAATCAATGTTCCGTTCCAAACACCGGCAGCTATAGTTCCTAGTGAAGTAAGGGACGAACTGGTAACGCCAGATCCAAGAGTTGTTGAACTAAGTACTGATGTCCCATCAATCTCATAAACTTTACCAGCTAGAAGGTTCAGATCTTCAGATGAAGTCCATGCGTCAGTTGAATCTATCCAGTTAAAGGTCTTATCAGTAGCTCCTTTGAGCGTAATTCCACCACCATCAGCCGTTGAGTCTGTAGGAGAAGTTACTGCCCCAAGTTCAATATTTTTATCATCAACAGTAAGTGTTGTAGAGTTAATTGTTGTAGTTGTGCCATTGACTGTTAGATCGCCAGAAAGTGTAAGATTTGCTGCAGCGACTGTTCCCGTAAATGTGGGATTTGCTAAGTTTGCCTTTAGATCAAGAGCAGTTTGTCCTGCTGTAGATACCGGTTTATTTGCGTCCGAAGTGTTGTCAACGTTTCCAAGGCCAACATCTGCTTTAACAATTCCAGTTGGAGTGTTTATGACTGGAGAGGTAAGTGTCTTGTTAGTAAGAGTTTGAGTGTTTGTAGTCCCAACAACTGCTCCAGTTGCGCCATGAGCTTCTGTTAGGTTTGCATGAGTTGTGAGATCTGAGACTAAAGCAACTGTGCCAGTAGCGTCAGGAAAGGTGACAGTTCTGTCTTCGGTTGGATCTGTAATAGCTAATGTTGTTTCAAACTCGTTTGCTGTTGCACCTTCGATAATAATACTTGCACCATTAATGGTAAGTCCTGCAAATGTTGGAGTTGCAGAAGTTGCAACGCTTTGGCCAATTGCAATTGTTGCGTTAGAGCCTTCTCCTGGAGTATGGGTAATGGTTACTCCAGTTCCTTGGGTAAGGTCAACCATGTAATTTCCGACAGTGTCTGTTGAGAGATTGACGGCATCATTTATCCACGCTGTCCCGTTCCAGCGAAGGAAGTCGCCGTCCGTGGCCGATGTAATAGTTACATCTGCAAGATCATTTAGATTAGCTGCTGATACGTCTCCAACAAAATACGGAAGAGAAGTCCAAGCAGTTGATCCAGTTCCAATTTTTAATTTTCTAGTATCACTTTCAAAACCACATTCACCAACAGCAAGAGTGGGGTTTACTGACGTCCAAGATGCTGCTAAGCCTCTTTTAAATTGAATAGTTGCTGCCATTAGATTTCCCCGCCATCATATAAGATTATTATATTATTAGTAACTTCAGCTTCTAATAAAACATCGATTGGAGTTCCCCCATTTATATTTCCACCAGCACTTATTCCTGAACTTTGGTCTAAGGAAAATTCTTTTATTAAATTAGACGCGTTTTTATAGAATAATTTTTCATCTGTGTAATTTATTGCCAATTCACCATGCTCTAGCGACGCTGGGCTGCTAGAAGATGTTGCTGATCTTTTTAATTTAATAGTATTTGCCATTGAATAACTCTTTATTTAAAGATTGGTGGGAAGTATGGTGGGAAGTACGGGGGGAAGTACGGGGGGAAGAATGGTGGGAAGAATGGGGGGAAGAATGGTGGGAAGAATGGCGGGAAATATGGAGGGAAGAATGGAGGGAAGAATGGAGGAAAATATGGAGGGAAG